GATTGCTTAGCCTATTAGTAACTAAGTAATTCAGCACCTTCATTTTCGGAGCTATCTTTGTGTTATTATATTTTTCGATTATTTGTTCTTGTATATTCGTAGGAATAAAGTCTAAGTCAATTACCTTTTGATTTCTTTGGTAATTACGGTAAACGTTTTCTGGCATTACGTCTTGTAGCTTATCAAAGTTTTCTAACCAAGCCTCTATCTTCTTCTTTGAGAGAGGTGTTTGGCGAGATCCTTCAGTAATGAATACATCATCACCGCTCAGGACATTTGGTACACCATCGCTTGAATCGCCACGGAAGATATGCTCTCTGATATAACCAATTGGATCAGTCTCAGTAATAAGCTTTTTCTTCATAGGAGAAAATTGCTTTACGTTTGGATATTTGTGTAACTGAATAAAATCTTTATCAGCAGATACAATCATTACCTTTTCATGTTTACCAAACTCTTGTGTTTCTTTGACCAATGTTGCAATGATATCGTCAGCTTCGACATTTCCTACATGAAGAGATGCCCATGGAAGATTGGTAGCAACCTCTTCTCGGATCTTAGTTAGCGTATCAAAGAAAAAGCCCCAATCCATATCAGATTTGTCTCTTGCCTTTTTACGGTTCGCCTTATATTCAGGAAATACATCTTTTCGCCATGATCCACCATCGCATGCGAGGATCATCTGACCGTATTCTTCTCTAAACTTTGTATTGTACATACGAATAGTATTGAGAACGACATGCCTAAGCATATCTTCGGTTGGGGTTTCGGCACCCTTTGATTGCGCAAAGAATGCTGCAACCGCGATACCTGAGTAGTCTACTATTATAATGACGCACCTCGCGTTCTATTTTGTTTATTCATAATGTATATTATACAGTAAAAATAGCTAAATGTAAACACTTATTTTACTTCCAGAGGGCCTTAATATGAGCGCGGTGGATCTTACCCCCGACAAAGGCATTGTGATATTCATCAGGTTTGAGCAGAACTTCTCTTAGTATTTGCTCACGTAATTCCATATAATTGAGCTCTCCCTTCGTTTTGCACAGATATAGTATTTCCCGATCAAAATGGTCCAGCCCGTTCTCTTCTACGAGCAGCTTTACTGCCTCACTGGAGCCACAGTATTTCTTCCAATCTGACTCTTTGAAAGACCGTCTTTTACGCTTTTTGCCCTTAAGCGGTGGCTTGGTTACCTTTGAAAGAATCCTTTCTTTCCGATGTATTTCATCTTTGTTTTTTTATCTGTGACATATAGACAAAGC